GATTTTGAAGGTAGAGCATTTAAATTACAAGTTCCTTTCCAACATATTGTACAAGAAATAGTAATGGAAGATAATACAAGAACAGATATTTTATACACTGCTTTAATTGATTCAAGTGGTAAAGCTTTAATAACTAAACCTTATATTTTTTTTAATTTAAGAAATGATGTTACTGCTAATCCTATTTTTGCACAACAAGAAACTATGTATAATCAAGCAAGTAATATTAGTCCTAGTGGTAATCAAACTTTAAATTTTGGTAGAGAAATTGATGATGATGGTTCAGGTATAGTGGATAATAGTTTGTTTGAGAATTTTTACAAACAATATATCCAACAAGCATTTGAAAAACAAGGCAGAATTTTAAGTGTTACAGCTATTTTACCATTACAAATATTACTTAATTATCAACTTAATGATATATTGGTTATTAATGGTCAACAATTTTATATTAATAAAATGAAAACCAACTTATTAACTAAACAAACAAAATTAGAATTATTAACTAAAATAACACCTTACACAGCAAGTAACTTAATATGATAGGATTAAAATTATTAAATATAGGAGATTTTTATGCTTCATCTGAATTAATAGAGGTAGCAAAAGGAAAACACAAACTTCCAGAAACATTAAAAGAGGCTTACAAACTTTATAAAAGAGAATTATTATGGCAATTAAAAAAGTAATAAGCGTATCTGCTGACACTAAACAAGCACAGCAAGAATTTGATTTATTAGAAAAAAATATTAAAGAAGCTGATGACCAAGTTTTAAAGCTAGAAAGACATTTATTAGAATTACAAAAGGCACAGAGTAAACAAGGCTCTGGCTCAGTTGAATATAAACGATTAGGCAAAGAAATTAAGAAAGTCAATCTTCGACTTAAAGAAGAAAAAATGGACTTAAAGGAGCTTAAAAAGGAAAAATCAAATAACCTAAAAATTACCAAAGACCAAACAAAAGCAACCAAAGAGCAAGGAACATCAATGGGCTTACTCAATAAATTAACTGGTGGTTTGGCAGGTAAAATGCAAGGCGCATATAAAAGTATTTTATCAGCAACTAAAGGAATGAAACTTCTTAATATGGCTTTTATGGCATCAGGTATTGGCGCTTTAGTAATTGCGGTAGTTTCTTTAATGTCAGCATTTAAGCGTAGTGAAGAAGGTCAAGATATGTTTGCTAAAGGTATGGCGGTAATAGGAGCAGTTGTAAATCAAATAATGGACTTATTTGCAAATTTTGGTATGGCTATAATAAATGCTTTTAAAAATCCTAAAGAGGCTTGGGAGGGTTTTAAAGAATCTTTAACCACAGGATTTAAATTTCTTAAAACACAAGTGTTGGATAGAATGTCTGGTTCATTCCAAATAACTGGAGGTAAAATAAGAAAAGGTATTTTAAAATTAAGGATTGAGTGGAAAAAGTTTTGGGGTAATGATGATGCAGTAAAAGGATTGCAAAAACAAATGGACCAAGTCCAAAAAAGTATAGATGATGGTAAAGACAAAATCAAAAAAGCCAATGACCAAATAAAAGGTGTTTATGATTCAGCTAAAAAAAGTGTAACAGGATTTATTGATGAAACAAAAAAAGAAATGGCAATTACTTCTAATATTACTAAAATGCGCCAAAATGCTCATAAATTAGAAAGACAATTAGTGGTAGAAGTAGCTGAAGGTAGAAGGAAAATAAATGATTTGCGTTTACAAGCAGAAGATAGAGAAAAATATTCAGCAACTGAAAGGATTGCATTATTAAGAGAAGCACAAGGAATTGAAGATGAATTAGCAAATAAACAAATAAAAGCAAAAAAATTAGTTATAAGCGCTTTAAAGCAAGAACACGCTATGGGTCTTACGACTAAAGAATCAAAAGATGAGTTAGCAAAATTAGAAGCTGAATTAATTAATCTTGATACTAAAAAATTAAGAGGTAAAAGGTTGCTACAAACACAAATTACCACTGCTATAAATCAGGAAAAAGCAGAAAAAGCCAAACAAATTGAAGAAGAAAAAGCACAAGAGCAAGGATTAGTTGACTTTAAAAAAGCATTAAGAGAAGCAGAGGCAAATACTTTAGCAGAAGAACACGCTTTACAACTAGAAAACAATAATATTAAATTTGAAGAATTACAATTGCAATTATTAGAGCAAAGAGAACTTGGTTTAATTAGTGAGGAAGAGTTTGAATTGTATAAAGCAGATATTCAATTAGCTAGAAAAGAATCCAATGATGAGTTGTTAATAAAACAAAGTAAAGAAACAGCAGATGAAGAGAAAAAAATAGCAGAGGATAAATTAAAAGAAGAAAATAAAATAGCAAAATCAGAGGAAAAGATAAGACAAGCTAAATTAGGACAAGCAAAAAATCTTATTAATGGTTTACAGGCCATAGCTAGTATAGGTGGTAAAAAAAGCAAAGCGTTAGCCATTGCAGGTATAGTAGTAGACCAAATATCAAGTGCTTCTCAAATAATATCTAATTTAGGTATAGCAAACGCTAAAGCAGTTGCCGCTTCGCCTGTTACTGCAGGACAGCCATTTGTAGCCTTAAACACAGTAAATGCAGTGGCAAGTATTGCAGGGGGTTTAGCAGGTGCAAAAAAAGCTATTGCTAATTTAAAATCAAGCAACGAAAATAATCCAGGAAGTCCAAGCCCTTCAACAAGTACTCCAGCGACAACTTCTGTAGCTGAAACATCCACTCCTGAACCACAATCTCCTCAATTTAGTTCTATTGGGAGTGCAGGTGGAAACCAAATCGCTGAAGCGTTGGCATCTCAATCGCCTGTCCAAGCATTTGTTGTTAGCAATGATGTTACTTCAGCGCAAAGTTTGGAACGAAATATTGTTAATTCTGCCACTATTGGATAAAATACAACAAACAAGAAAATATAAAGTTTATTAAAAAATATGTTTAACTTAAAAAAATAAAAAATTATGCCACATTTTGAAGAAGAAGTAATGGGTCCTGTAGATGAGACAACAGGAGCTAGAACAAATAGTTACCAAAGAGGTTATCCTTACTTAGAAGTATCAGGAGCAACTGGAAAGCAAACATTGCAACAAGCTACTCAAACAGATATAGTTTCAGCACTAGGTGCTTCAATGGGTTAATCTTAATAATTACTTATGGATATAATTGAATTAGTAATAGATGAAAATGAAGAGTTTTCAGGTATTGATGCAATTAGTGTAGTCGAAAATCCAGCTATAGAAGAAGATTTTGTTGCATTAAAAAAACAGAATCCTATTCAACTAAAAGAAATTGATGCTGAAAAAAGAATCTTGATGGGTGCTGCTTTAGTGCCAGATAGACCAATTTATAGAAAAAGAGAAGAACATGAATTTTATATTTATTTCTCTAAACAAACTATAAGGAAAGCAAGTGAATTGTTTTTAATGAGGGGAAATCAACACAAAGCAACATTAGAACATAAGAACGAATATTTAGAAGGGATGACAATTGTTGAATCTTGGTTAGTAGAAGATAAACAACAAGACAAATCAGCTAAATATGATTTTGATGTTCCTGTAGGAACTTGGATGGTAAGTATGAAAGTTGATAATGATAAAGTTTGGACAAAAGTAAAAGCGGGAGAAATTAAAGGCTTTTCTATAGAAGGTTACTTTGCAGATAAAATGGAAAGACCTAAAGACAAACAAGTTGACAAATTATCAGAAGAAAAAAATATCTTAAAAGAAATTATTGATGTATTATCCAGATAATAATTACACTCAAGGGCATAACAGCCCAAAAGGTGGAAAAAGAGGTTGTCTTTGTCCTGAAACATTAACTTATAATAAAAATTGTTGTAAAGGGAATTTAATAAACCAAGGAATTGGTGCATTAACAGGACAAAATGGCTAAAACTACAACAAAGTATATTAATTAAAGTTTATAAAAAAAATAATAATATGAACGCAACAAATAAAGTAAATAAAATCAAAGAGCTTTTAGGATTAGAAGTAAGCTTTGAAACTAAAAAACTTGAGAATGGAACTACTTTTGAAAGCGATAAATTTGAAGCAGGTAATGATGTTTTCATCTTAACAGAAGATGAGAAGATTCCTGTACCTGTTGGAACTTATTCTATGGAAGATGGGTTAGAGTTGAAAGTTGAGAAAGAGGGAGTAATTGCTTCACTTGGAGAATTTCCTAAAAAAGAAGAAGAAAAAGAAGAAGAAGAGGAAATGAGAGATGATGGCAAAGAGGCTGCAGTTGATGATTGGCAAGGTATGGAGAAAAGAATTAAAAATCTTGAAGATGCAGTTGCTGACCTTAAAGGTCGTTTAGAAGCGGAAGATGAGGGAGAAGAAGCAGGAGAGGCTAAAGCTGAAATTGAAGAAGAAAAAGAAGAACTTTCAGTACAACCATTCAAACATAATCCAGCAAAGGAAAATAATAAGACAAAATTAACAACTTGGGGTAATAATAGAATGAGAACAACCAAGGACAGAGTATATAATCAAATATTTAATTCATAAAAAAATGGCAAATAATAAAAGAACAGATTTGGCAACAGCAGTAAACATTACAACTACTTATGCAGGAGAGTTTTCGGGAAAATACATTTCTGCGGCTCTTTTAAATTCAAGTACTATTAATGATGGTGGTGTTACGGTTATGCCAAACATAAAGTACAAATCTGTAGTGCAAAAAGTAGCTACAGGTTCATTAATTAATGATGGAAGTTGTGATTTCGCCGCTTCAAGTTCAGTAACATTAACTGAAAGAATCATACAACCTAAAGAACTTCAAGTTAACTTACAATTATGTAAGAAAGATTTCGTTGACACATGGGAAAGTATTCAAATGGGCTATTCGGCTTTTGATGTTTTACCAAAATCATTTAGCGATTATTTAATAGCGCATGTTGCTGCTAAAGTAGCTGATGAAAACGAAACAATGATATGGCAAGGAGATACATTAAACGCAAATGAATATGATGGGTATCTTAAAGGAATAGATGCTGATGCAGATGTAAATGATGTAGCTGGTGTTGGTGCTGTAGTTTTAAGTAAAGCAAACATAATTGCAAACTTAGAACTTTTAGTAGATGATATTCCAAGTGCATTATACGGAAAAGATGATTTATTTATCTATTGTGGTAATGCTGCGGCTAAATTTTACATTCAAGCGTTAGGTGGTTATCAAGCAGGTGGATTAGGTTCTGCAGGTATTGACAACAAAGGTACTATGTGGTATAACAATGGAACTTTATCTTTTGGTGGAGTTAAGATTTTTGTTTGCCCAGGTCTACCAGCTAACAGAATGATTGTTGCTGAAAAAGAAAACTTATTCTTTGGAACAGGTTTACTAAACGATTATAACCAAGTAAAAGTTATTGACATGGCGGATATCGATGGAAGTCAGAATGTTAGAATGGTTATGAGATTTACAGCAGGAACACAACATGGAATTGGTGCTGATATCGTAAACTTTAAAGGAGTATAATAATAATTTAAAAATAAACAATTATGGCGTGTGATTTACAACTTGGTAGAAAAGAACCCTGTAAAGATTCGGTTGGTGGGATTCAAGCCCTATACTTTATCAATTATGTAGAGGGTCTTGATACTGCAACAGAAACAACTTTCGATGCAGATGAAATAATCACAGGTTTCAGTAGTGCTAAAACTTTATATAAATATGAAGTTAAAGGTGCTAATTCTTTAGAGGAAGCAAACGAAAATTCTAGAGAAAATGGAACAGCTTTTTGGACTCAAACAATAACTGCGGCTCTTCATAAATTGTCTGCTACAGACAGAAAAGAGTTAAAATTAATGGCTTGGGGTAGACCACAAATTATAGTAGAAGATTACAATGGTAATTATTTATTATGTGGAATTCAAAATGGTTGTGAAGTTTCAGTTAATCCACAAACAGGAGCAGCAATGGGCGATATGTCTGGATATGCAATTTCTGCAGTAGGAACTGAAAAAGAGCCTGCGTTTTATGTGTCAGCAAGTATTATAGGAGATACGACTAACACTACAGTAGTAGTGGGAACGAATTCATAAATATAAGTTGAGTTAGTTAAAATAAGGG